TATATCTGTTTTTATAGATGCCCTGTTTACAGACGGGGCATTTGTGCCATCAATTACAAGTGCAACTTTTGATTGTGTACCTACTGTAATGGTTTCAAATCTTAAGGTTGCGCCCCATACCCATGATGTTTCCCACCTGTTTATATTGCTAAAAGCATCATATGGCAGATAATTATGTGTAAATTCTTTATCAATCTCAGCAAATGCTAACGTAATGCCTCTGGCATTAAAATCCATACCTGCTTTGGCGTATACGTCCACAGTAGATTGCACTGTAAACTCTTCTAGATAGATTTTACAGTTAGGGATAAAGTAAAGGCCTACTTTTGTGCCTTTGTCAGTGTTTACATTGGATATAACAAAATTGCTATCCCAAACAAAATCTGTATCTGCAGGTATTGTTTGCACAGGTAGCCACTTCCATGTAGTGTAGCCCTCGCCGCTTGTGTTTGTATAATTTACAAATGGCAATCTTTGCCGCTCAGCAAGCGTTATCTCTCTATCGATGTGATACTTAAAATGCACAGTAAAATTTATATCGCCTCTGGCATTTGTTGGGATTCTGATATAGTAATTAGTGTTAAATGCACTTATGCCAGTGCCATCAAGCACAATATACTTTACCCCATCGATATACTCATATGTTGGGGCTACTGCGCCATATTCCCAAAGCGTGATATCATCAAAAATCGCTGTGCTTATATAGTCGTGCACAGATGCAAGCTCTTCAACAGCCTCTGCAGTAAGTGCACTCGCGCTTATGGTGTTGGCCGCTATCAGATTGCCGTTGATGGTGCCGCCAGTGATAAAATTGGCATTAAAACCACCATCAATAGTCCATGCTGTAGTAAATGGCCCTTCATAGCCATTATGCGAGAATCCGATACCGCCAAGGTTCATTCTGATAACGTTAACTGCGGTTGTTACATCGTCAGTATCCATTATTAATATTTCTTCTGGCTCACCATCGCCATTAGTATTAAATACAACATGGCCGCCAAGGCCGCCTTGGATTAGCTTGGTTGCCCTTGCTATGGCGCTCTGCATCTTGGTTGTTACTTCGGTCATTGTAGGGGTATCAATTGCCCCCTGTATGGCCTGCGCAAGCGTATAAGTGGTATCGCCAAGGCTTATGGTATCATAGCGCTCTGTAAGTACGTTATATACAGTCTTGATTACCTTGGTTTTTACATTTACGCCAAGCTTATCGTAAATAACTGTGACGTAATCGCATAACTTAACCCTCTCAAGGGCCATAAAATCTTTATACTCTTCTGTTTGGCCAAGGTTAATAAATGATACATCGATGCTGTTTTTAAGTTTCCATGCACTGCTACTTGCCACATAGCTTTCGGCTTTTGCTCTAAGCTGTGCCTCTGTTGGCTGTGATTCAAAATTACTGCTAAAATCAACGCTTTTTAAAATCTTATAAGGGTAATCGCTCGCATGAACTGAAAGCACAACCCTCTCTGGAAGATATACCGCATTGCCCTCGCTATCAGCCCAGTAAGGCACAATGCCAGTATAGATATTTGTTGCATCGATTACGTTTTTTAGCCCTGTAAGGTTCTTACCATATCTGATTGATACGCCATTATCTGTGCCGCGGCTCTGGTACAGATATACGTTGAAATTATCAAACTTGTAATCATAGCCGCCATAGGTATCGAGTATAGAACCCTGCTCGCCGCCTAAAAGGCCTCTTACACTGCGCGGCGCATCCAGTTTAAAAGATACAGTGCTTTCTACGTCCGTATGGTATGCAAAAGGTGTATTGATTACTGTGTTGGCCGCAATCTTGTTTATGGCATCAGCACATGATACTGCAGTAAATGGCATTACAACAAAGCCATTAAGTAGGTATGATATGTGCTGTGCATTTATTGTTACGATACCGTTAAGGGGCCGTGATACCTTGTAGATAATAAAGGCTTGGTTGTTGCCGCCATCCTCAGTTTTTGCAAAGATAATACGATTTTCTGCGATATCGGCATAATGTACGCCCGTAATCGGGTACGTCATTTCAAGCTCAAAGGTACCGTTACGCTCTTCCGTTACCTTGCAGGTAATCGCATCCGATAACCTGCCAAGGCCATTATTTAAAAATGCCTGTTCAGTTCCCTCGTATAGAATCGGTATCATATAAAACCTCAAATAATAAAATATCGTGGTGTTACAATTACACTTGTTATCAATCCAGTGAAGTTTACGCCGTTCACACCCGTAGGAATCTTAAAAGAATCTGCATTAAACGCAACATTTTTATTGCAATTTATAAGCCCCTTGTAAGCATCCATAAGCTCACAATCAATATCAACATACTCATCAATCTCTGATATCGTGATAAGATAAGGGCCAATGCCTACAGTGCCCGCCCCTGTACCATAAACACGTATAAGGGGTTGTGCCTCAAAATTTGTACGATTCCAGATATTACCTGCGTTTTCAAATGTTATGGCGATTTCCCCAGACTTCAAAAACCTCTGCGGCTTGCAGTTAAAGACAATATCAAACTCGCCCTGCCTGTTCATGTAGCCTTTTGATTCCATGGATATCTCTGTTTTAAACTGGCCAAGCCTAAAGATATCTGGGGCGTAAGTATCCTCTATGCGCTGATATCCCGCAAAGCTACCCATGTAGTTTGCAAAATTCTCAATACGCTCTGGCATATCATCAATGATAAAGCTTGGATATTTAACCTCGATGTTATCAAAGCTGTTTTCATCGATGATAAGGGCACCGTTGCGGCCCTGCACATCATGTGTGCTGTATTTCCTTTTTGGCCTGTTAAAAGTGCCCTCACCGCTTATGCGTATGCCAAAATCTAATGAACTTTTCCCTGCAAATGTTAAAAAATGCATTGTGTTCATGCAAATGCTACCCCACGTCTAACTACGTTATTGGTTATTCTCTCTTCGATGATATCGGCAAGCTCGCCAACATCCTGCCCCTGTGCGCCGTATACATTGATGCTCACAGAGTTGCTTGTATTGTTATTCGTCGTGCCTGCTGCCTGTGCGCCGCCCATAGATGGCACCATACTTTGTGCCATGCTGTTCATGGCATTTTCTACCTGCGGTATGCCGTTGCGGATACCTTGCGCAATCTGGCGCATCATATCTGGCATATAGGTATGGAAATTACTAAGTGGCCCCTCATCTGGTTCAGAGAAGTGTATAAAGCTTGCAATCGTATTTGCCACATCAGACATGGCCGATACAAGGCCGCCTATCGCATTACGGATGCCATTTATTACGCCGTTGATGATATCACGGCCCCATCCAAGCGCACGGCTTGGCAGGGATGTAATAAAGTTAATAGCGTTCTGGAATCCGTTAACGATTGTGCTGTAAATATTGCCGATAACGCTTGCAATACCAGATTTAAGGTTATTAAATGCGTTAATGGCATTATTTCTTAGCTCATTAACCCTGTTTGTTACATTGGTGCGGATCTCCATAAATTTGTTTATGGCAACACTCGCGATGGCCACGGCTACAGTTTTGATATTGCTTGAAAGCTGTTCCCACTTCTGGCCAACATCCTCTTTATAGCTCTTCCATTTATCGCTCATGTTTTGCACGGTTTCGCTTGTCTTTTCCTTGATGCTATCCCAAGTCTGGCCCATTTTTTCTTTAAAGGCCGTCCACTTCTCAGAGATAAAATTAACGGCATTGGCCGCCGCCTCTTTTATCTGATCCCAGTGCTTTACGCATACCACGATAATAGCAATAACGGCCGCTATTGCGGCAACTATTGGCAGTATTGGCACTACTACCGCCGCTATGGCAGGTATAACAGTGCCTGTAAGAAGTGTTGCAATACCTGTGATAACGGGGATTGCCGCGCCTATAGCTGTTGTTATGGTGCCAACTGCAGATACTACTGAGCCGATACCAACGATTACCTTGCCCACGATTAAAAGCACAGGGCCTACAGCGGCAATAATGCCTGCTATCTGCACGATATGCTGTTTTGTTTCATCATCTAGGGCCATAAAGGCATCTACAACCGCCTGTACTTTCTCAATAACTGGCGTTAGGTACTCTGCTATGATCTTGCCAAGGGAAGTCATAAGCACATCAAAGCTTGATTTAAGCTTTTCGATTGAACCACCAAAACCTTCCATCATGGCCGCACTCATTTCATCCGTTGTGCCTTTTGCGTTCTGGATGCTGTTATTAAGCTTATCAACATCTGCAGGTGCGGTATTTATTACGGCAAGCCATGCGCTCATTTGGTTTTTTCCAAAAATAGCGCCTGCGGCCGCCATCTGCTCCTGCTCTGATAGCTCAGAAAAAGCCGTATTAAGATTCTTTTGTATAACTGTCATATCTTTCATAGATCCATCTGCATTCCAGATAGAATCCATTGAAATGCCATATTTTTCCATGGCCTCTCTAGCCTGCTTTGTAGGCTCTGCAAGCCTTGCCATGCCTGTTTTAAGGCTGTTAGCCGCAACGTTGGCATCAATACCCGCATTGGCCATAACGCCAAGCATAAGTGCGGCATCCTCAACGCTCTTACCTGCAGTATTAAAAATAGGTGCGGCTACGCTCATGCTCTGGGCAAGTGTATTTACATCAAGAGCCCTGTTCTTACAAGCGGCCGCAAATACATCCGCATAATCGCCTGCCTTTGTAAAATCATCGCCAAAGCCGTTGATTGTAGCCACAAGGCCACTACTAACCGTATCTAGCTCACCTGCCTCGCCTGCGGCAAGATTCATGGCAGGTGCCAGTGCGGCGGCGGCCTGCTCGGCCGTAAGGCCTGCCCTTGCAAAGTTAAGCGATGCCTGCGCCGCATCGTTCATGCCAAAGGTACTATTGCTTGCGGCCTGCTCCATGGCCTTATTAAGCAAATCAGCCTGCTCTGTAGAATTGCCCATTGTCTTATTTGCAAGGGCCATTGTTTTATCTACCTCGGCATACTTAGATACCATGGCGGTACCTGCGGCAACAATCGGTACAGTTACCTTTGTAGTAAGGCTTGTGCCCACATCGGCAATCTTGCCGCCAATCTCCTGCATCTTATCGCCTACGGCCTTAATCTCTTTGCCCACGGCCTGCATTACCTGTGAACCTACACTGCCAAATGATTTTAACTGATCTTCAAAGCCTTTTAAGCTCGATTTATCCAAATCAATCTGGGTTTTTAAATCCCTAAATTCCTGCGATGTTTCGTCAACGCCTGCATCCTTAAGTGCCTGCAGGGCTTTTACCTCATCAGCAATCTTTTGCTTTGTATCGTCTATGGCTCTGGTAAGCTCGTTTTGCTTATCCTTTAAAAGCTCTGTGTTTTTAGGGTCAAATTTAAGTGCCCTGTTGATATCGCGCAAATTGGCCTGTGTATTCTTGATTGCATTGTTTACGGCATAAAGTGATTGCGTAAGCTCTGTTGTATCTGCGCCCAGTACAATTTTTAAACCCTTAATCCTATCAGCCATAGTAAATACCCTTAATATTTATCAAAATCAGCCTGCGTGGCAAGCT